AGATCGACTTCGCGAAATGAGTTTACGCATGGCTCTTAAGATAGCTGATCTAACTAAAGTCTCCACGAACTGGAGAGAGTTAGCTGAAAATACAGTAATGTATCGTGCGTAACGCAAGTCGTCATTCAACAGTCTAGCTCCTGGACGACTTGTTTCTTAGGGCGGTAGTGGCAACACTCCGCCCGTTTTTTTTATTTTTTTATGAAACTGATTCTAAAAGACAACACAGAAATTACTTTGCATTTGTACAACAATGAGTGTGCAGAATATGTAACGGACTGTATAAAGCATTTACAACACTGTGACATACCTTGGAGCCAATACGACAATCCTTTTCAAGAACATGGCCTAGAAGCAAGCATACAGAGTTTTTGCAAAAAACACAACATTACCGCACCTGACAATGTGGTTGGTAATCAAGAATCTTTGAATCAACTACACAAATTTTATGAGCTTGCAGACAAGGATGAGGGTTGGCATGATTTTCATTCAATGATTCATAGAGCAGAATCACAAAAAGGTTTAGGGTTGCCGCATTGCGAGATCAGTTATAAACGCCTTGGCGGACCATTCGAAAAACCATTTACACACAAACATCTTACTCAAACACATTGTAATCTCGGAACATTATATTTGCGTTTCACAGAACTTGGAAAAACACCTATTGCCTACTGGGCAGACCAAGAACCAAATGATATTGAAAGAATCAAAGCCCTTGCAAAACCTTGGGTCACTTTAAGGCCAAATATTTTTATAAGTTTTGCCACTGGAGAAAATTTGCCCAGTCGAAACACAATACAGCAATTCCAACTTTGGTGGGATAACTACGCAGAAGAATGGTGCAAGCACTGGAATAAACAAAAATACACTGTTGAGGATATGTGTGCTATTATACCAATTGGTTTCATCAATGATGAACACGTAGATTTACTTATGGATAAGTTAAAACAAAATGTCTATCCAAAAAGACTACTTCTTACATGACTATATAGTAAAATACACATATGAAACAAGCCACACTAATCGTCAAAGACGAAGTCAATGTAAAAATCGAAGGACTTGATCTAAACACCCGCAAGAAGCTGGTGAACCGGTTCAAATATGACGTACCCTATGCCCGCTACTTGCCTGCGGTGCGTCTTGGACGTTGGGACGGTAAGGTAAGTTATTTCCAAATGGGAGGTAGTACATTCGTAAACCTATTGCCAGACATTATTCCTATCTTGGATGATGAAGGCTATGACATCGAACTGGAGGATCTGCGTGAGTACAGGACAAATTTTGAGTTCGAAGCTGTTGCGGAAGATGCATATAGTGATATCATGTGGCCAGACAAACACCCAGCCGCAGGTACGCCCATTGTGTTGCGTGACTATCAAGTGGATATTATCAACGGCTTCCTAAACAATCCACAGTGCTTGCAAGAAGTTGCCACAGGTGCTGGCAAAACAATCATGACTGCAAGCCTAAGCGAACGTGTTGAACAATATGGACGCAGTATAGTGATTGTACCCAACAAGAGTCTGGTCACGCAAACGGAAAAGGATTACCGTAACATGCAACTGGACGTGGGTGTGTTTTATGGCGACCGTAAGGAATTTGGTTGCAAGCACACCATCTGCACTTGGCAGAGCCTTAATGTGTTGTTAAAGAATACTCGCAATGCTGTCGCTGAGATAACCATTGGAGAGTTCCTTGAGGATGTAGTCGCTGTCATCGTCGACGAAGTACACATGGCCAAAGCAGATGCTCTAAAGACGCTACTTACCGGCGTGATGAGCCACGTCCCAATACGTTGGGGATTAACAGGTACAATACCCAAAGAGCAGTTTGAGTTTCAAAGCCTGCATGTTAGTCTTGGACCAGTGATCAATCAACTCAGTGCTAGCGAACTACAAGACAAGGGTGTGCTAGCACAGTGTCATGTGAACGTTGTGCAACTGGTCGATCACGTGGAACATAATAACTATCAAAGCGAACTTAAATACTTGTTAGAAGAAGAAGGCAGACTGGACGCTATTGCTAGCCTTGTTGATGAGGTTAACAAAACAGGCAACACACTGATACTGGTCGACCGGGTAAACGCCGGTAAGGAGTTGGTAAAACGTCTGCCTAACAGTGTGTTCATATCCGGTGCTACCAAAGCCGGCGAGCGTCAAGACCACTATGATGAAGTACAAATATCGGAAGGCAAGATCATTGTTGCGACCTACGGAGTTGCGGCTGTTGGGATTAATATTCCTCGCATATTCAATCTTGTTCTCATTGAGCCTGGCAAAAGTTTTGTTCGTGTAATCCAAAGTATTGGACGCGGCATTCGAAAAGCAGAAGACAAAGACTATGTCCAAATCTGGGACGTAACCAGCACCTGCAAGTTTGCAAAACGTCACCTCACCAAACGCAAACAGTTCTACAAAGAAGCAAATTATCCATTCACGCAAGAACGCATGGAGTGGAAATAGTGGGTCAAGTTTTTAGAGACATTGAACCATATCTTGGTGACATGTCAAAGAGTATTTTTTTAGAAATTGGCAGTGATAGATATGAGGGCAGTACCGAGTATATTGATAATCTGGCACGGAAATACTCAACAGAGTTTCATAGTGTGGATGTAATACCCCATGCCAAAAGGCGTCTACCGCATTTGGCAACCCACTGGCACATAAAAAATGGCAGTGATTGGTGCAAAGACGATTTGCCCTTGTTGGATAAAACAGTTGGTTTTGTTTACTTAGATAACTTTGATTATGACTGGAGCGTCATTGGCGGCCACGATGATGAATTTCGTAAACAGCAAAGTTTCTACAGTGAAAAATTAGGCATAAAAATGACAAATCAAAACTGCCAAGTTGAACACATGAAGCAGATGGTTTATATCTTTCCTTTTCTATCTGACGATGCTGTTGTAGCATTCGATGATACTTACACACTCAATGACTGTTGGGTAGGCAAGTGCGGCCCGGTGGTTGTATGGTTACTGGCAAAAGGATTCGATATTGTGCAGAACATCAAATCACCCAAAGATGTTGGCGTAATACTAAAAAGGAAATAAAATAATAGTATGAGAATATTAACATTAGACAACACAGTATTTGATCTGGATCAATTACCAGAAGAAATTGATGACATGCGGTTTGCTATATTTGACAACAGTGACCCAAGTGATCCTGACTATTTTTTCATACCATTGATTTTTTTAGAAAGTTTCAACAGTCCTGCATTGGTACTCAAAATTGGTGACAGCAGAATAAAAATGCCCATTGACTGGCAGGTACTAATTGGCGAACCTGATGTAGGCGATTTAGAAATGTTACCACTGACCAGTATCAATGACAGAGGATTCAAAGTATTTGAGTATAATCCGTTGAATAGTTTTTCGCCAACCTACCACGACGTGGAAATTGAGGATGTGTATCAAGATGTAAGTTGGTATGCACCTAAATTAAAGAATGGACAAATGTTAGCGGTTCCCTTTAACGACAATGGCACACCACGATGCGCATACTTTGTTAAGGACATTAGTCGCAACTGCGAAGTAGTTGACTACAACAAGGCATTCTAGTGGAAAAGCTCAGTACACAAGACAACCAAGAACATTATAGATGGATGCAAAACCATGTGTTTCATGTCTGTGAAAATAGATCAGTTTTAGAAGTAGGTCCATTAAATGGACACTATAGTAAAGTATTGGTGCAAATTAATATTAAAAACTTGACACTCATTGAGGCAAGTGAAAATGCATGTGACATCTTAGAAACAATTAATTGGCCAGCGTCAAAAAACATAAAAATAATACACGGAGATATGCACAAAGACTTAAATCTTGCAGGCAAACACGATGTTGTACTATTGCTTGGAGTTTTGTATCACAGTCATGCTCCGCTACATGTTCTTGAAGAAACTGTAAATAATTGCGATCCTGACTATATAATAACTGATGCTTGCGAGGATTCTCTAAACTTTACCGATGAGATTGCTAATTGCCCTGGTATGCGTTATGCCCTTGCTGGTAAAAAAACATGCAATATTGTTTCGCACATAGATCAAACAGTGCTTAAACAAGCTATGCACAATCTTGGATATGAATGTATAATAAAAATTTACCATCCTCAATCAGCTTACTGTGCTGGCAGACCTATCAACATATTTAAAAAGGCCGTTTAAGTGGAAAAACTAAGTATACAGAATGAAATGGCACAACTGGATCGTAAAAGCAGAGACTTTTATGACAGCCTCACTGATGAAGAGCGCAAAAAGTTTAGCAACTTTTTAATGATACGTTGGGGCAGTGCGGTGCAAGGACCCAGCGAACTGCAAGAATACTACTTGGTCGCTTGCAACGAGAGATTGAACAAACACTTCTTTGACTTGAGTAAACATCCTAAGCTACAATGGTTGTTAGCAACCACTATAAGTCCTGGTATGGGCTCGCACAGACACCAATGGATTGCACCAAAAAAGAAAGACAAAGGCAACAACGAAGTTAAAAAGACACTGATGGAACTCATGCCATCAGCAAAAATGAGTGACATTGACACACTCAGCAAGGTAATTACCAAGGCAGAACTACGGGAGATGATGAAGGATCTTGGAAACGACAAGTAGTCATGTTTGCAAATACTGTGAGAAAGGTTTCAAGAAAGAAAGCACACTAGCAGTACACCTTTGCGAACCTAAACGCAGACATCAACAGCAAAATGAAAAGGGTGTTCAGATCGGACTGAACGCCTATCTGCGTTTCTATGAAATGACACAAGGA